AAGGAAGCAGGGAACATGGCCCGAAAGGTTATTGAAACAGGGCTCGGGGATCTTGAGGAGTTATGGGGTCTTGAGGTGACAGTATACTACCCTGACCTTTATGCAGGGGCTACCGATGTAGCTGGTGTATATGCAGGAAAGGAAAGCATTGTTGACTTTAAACAGACCAATAAACCCAAGCGAAGAGAGTGGATTGGTGATTATTTTCTACAATTAGGAGCCTATGCCATGGCTCACAACTACGTATATGGCACTAAGATAAATCAAGGGGTTATTCTAATGTGTTCAAAAGATGGCTTTTTTCAGAAATTTACCTCCGAAGGACAAGAATTTGTCACATTTCAACATGAGTTCTTGAGAAGGCTAGACAAGTATTATGACACTGTTGCAAAAATACAACAGTAAGCAGCTAGCTAGCAGCTTTTGTACCCTAGTATAGTACTTTTTCAAAGTAAAACAGTTTTTAAAAAAAATTTTGTTTTTTACCTCTCCACAGGGTACAAATTAAAAAACATAGTAATACCAACACTTATTCGCTCATTTTTGTACCCTAGAGCAAAACATGAAAAAGGTACAAATTCAAAAAATGGCTATTTTATTGACTTTTTATTTCTGTTTTAGGGTACAAATTGCATAAAAAGCTATATTTTACACCATTTTTTGCAGGGTACAAATCTCTCACAGAGGTCGCGCGCATGGATTTTCTTTTTTAATTTTCAGATTTACGTTTTAAATAGTATAACCTTTCCATGCCTAAACGTCGGAAGAAAAGATATAAACATGCAGTAATAAATAAACGTAAGTATTATTTCTATACTATACGTTGGCTCGATATCACTGGCGACGCGGGGCATAAATCTAAGGAAGAAATGGAAAAGCTTCCAATATCTAAAATGATAACGCAAGCTTATGTATTTAAAAAAACAAAAAAGTTTTTAATTACATTTAGTTCTTATGATGAAACCGATGAAGTGTTTAGCGATACAAATATATTTCCCGCAGGTTGTATTATATCTATGGAGAAGATTTTAGATTAATCTTTTTTATCTTTCATAGCAGGGTGATCACTATTAATTTGCTTGAGGTTCTTTTGAAACCCTTCGATTCTTTCAATCGTTTTCTTATCTTCTTCAATATCTGCTGAGATAGTTTTGGTTATAGTTTGGTTAACATACATACCGCCTGCTCGTCCCCTTAATTCTTCTGCTCTTATCGCCGATTGATAATTGCCTTTTTTCTCAGCTTTTCTGCCTAATTCATTGAGTCTTGCTACGTGTCCAACATGGGATACTTCGTGTTTTTCAAGTCGCTCGTGCTCTAATTGTCTTTTGTAAGCAACGACCAGGGGAGAAAGCTTGGGATTGCACAGATCTGACCCCTCTTTTCTGGCCCACTCAGCTGCGTATCCAGCTGCTCTTGCGGCCTCCGTTTTGTTAAGTGGCTCGCCGGTTTTCGGGTCGCCATAGACCAAGAGCTCTACAAATCGTTTCTGCATGTCGGTTAATTTTTTAGGTACACCCATAATGTTGCAATATATAAAATATGGGATATATTGCAAGTCATGGTTGACGGAAGACAATTAAAGAAAGCTATAGATAAATTCATGACTAGTCCTGTGTGCTTGGATGCGAGGGTTCAGATTGAATTACCTAATGGCGAGTTTTATGATTTAACTACAATGACCCTGCTTGAAAATAGGATTATTGGAAGTGCAGAAACTCACCGACTTGTCTTAAGGTGTGCTAAACCTCAAAACAAGTTAGGTAAAGTTATTCGTATAGTTTAATAAATTACAGGTATAGTGGGCAACTTTTGAAAAGTCGTACCCATAGCACCCGCATTATTACCCTCGTCATCATGCATGGGGTAAATAGAATTACCATCGTCTAAAACGAAAACAATTGGTCTACTTTCAAAACCACAGTCTTCAGCCTCTTGCTCGTCCATGTATCGGACTTTAACAATCTTTCTGCCGACTAGTTTTTCAGCAACTCTTTGTGTCCAAGATTTAGGAATATTTAATTTTTCTATATCCTCCTTTATCTTTTTTTCTTGTTTAGGTGTAATTGGCATTATTTTTCCTCCTTTCTTTCATCTTCATAAAATTGTGGAACCCAAAACGTGTAGGTTGCCTCCCCGTGTTTCTTGCTCCACATCACGGGGCATTGTTCCAACCAATCATGAAACTCTTCACTCATATCACTCTTGTCCATGTTTTTCCTCCTCTATTGGAAAATTATTATCCATTTCCATCATCACACTGTCTATAAAATCATCTTTAGTATATCCATCCTTTAAAGAATAATATTTAAAAACATGTTTTAAGACTTCTTCTATTCTTTCTCTAGTGTACATTTTTCCTCCTTTCTATATTATTTGCTCTTCTCCGTCTTCAAATTCGTGTTGACATACCCAATAATCAATTTTGACATCACTTGGAATTTTATATCCAATGGCATCAACAATTTCTCTTGGGCAATCCCACGCAGTACGGAAGTTATAAAAAACTGACTCTCCGTCTTCAGTTCTTTCTGCGTCAACTGAGTTCCATTTAGTTCCCCAATTTTCACAACTCCAATCGTACCAATTAGAATGACCGTATCTTATTTTCAAAGCCATTGCTTTTTTCTTGTCTTCCTCCGTCTCCATTGGAGTTGGGGCAGTTGTCCCAATCAAAGCTTTTGGCATTGGTATAAGTTTATTGAAGTCAAAAACATTCTTAACAGTTGTTCTCTTACCGCTTGGGAGGTCTATTAATATCTCTTTTCCCTCCAACTTTTTCTTGAGTTTAGCAAGTGAAGACTTATTTTTTGAAATAAATCTAACTTCGTTTTCTGTCCAATTTGGCATTTTTCTCCTTTCTTTGTTCAATATCCTTATCTAGTTTTTTTATAGTATCATTATATTTAAGAATATATTTTTTTGCTTTCTTCTCTTGTCCTTTCCAATAGTGCAATTTACTAATATATTCTCTTCTTTCTGCTATTAATATGCTTTCTTCATTTATCATCTCGTTTCTCCTTTTCTTTTAAACTTAAACTAAAACCTTTATTTTTCTTAACCATCTTATTGATAGTGTTCCAAATTCTATCCCAATCACCCTTGTTTGCGTACCAATTTGCCAATTCAAGTCCGCTTGTTCTTTTTACTTTAATAAAGCCATGATCTAACGTAATACTCATTTTGGCTTGTCCGTCTTCTCTAATTTTCATTTTTCATCCTTTCTTAGTGGGGTCATTTCTGACCCCACAATTTTATTATTTAACGGCGATCTCTTCACCGTTTTCGTTGTACATTCTCCCGTTGTGAGTGGTAATTGTATAGCAACCGTTGTCGCTATCGTCCACATCATTCCGAGACTTGCCCAAATAAATTGAGTGAGTGATCCAATCACTCGCATACTCAACTTGTTTGATATTGTATTTGTCGTCCGTCTCAAACTTTGTAATATATCTCAACTCTTTATGGTTTTTTAAATCTGAGATAAATTGCACTAAGACGTTGCTTGCCTCTAGTCTAGACAAAGGATCATAATTACCCTTTTTCAAAGTTTTTACATCTTTTGAAAACTTTTTAAACCATTGACAAGCATATTTAGGAAATTCTGTTCCGCCCCAATGATGGCACAAAACAGGACTTTCTGAATTATCTTTATCTTTAAAGATAATACTTACACGATCTCCCATTTTTCCTCCTTTCTATAAGTTTTCGCATTCTTTTAAAGTCTTGGGAGTAAAGAATTTATCTCTTTCTATTCCTAGTCCCATCTGACCTTTAAAGTTTGCGAGTTCATTTAAGTCAACGTATCCAAGTTCTTTGTCTGTTATATGACAAAGACCGAACGCAACATTTGTTTCGGGATTTAGTTCTGAAAGATACCAAGTTCCCGCACCCGTTGGGTTAAAGAGTTTTAAAACTGCTTTAAACTCTTTTGTCCCGTCTTGTTTTTCATGATTTGCAATTAATTTTTCTTTAATTGCTTTTGTTATTTGTTTCATATTTTTCCTCCGTTATTGGGACTTTAAAGGATAATCCATAAGTGTCAACCCCTCTTTTTTCACAGCTTTTTCATGTTATTGTCCACTTAAAAAATATGGCAAAACCCGAGGCAAAGCTGTGGAAAACTGTTAAGAATTATCCGAGTTCTATTTCTTGGAATAGAATTGAAAATTGGACAATTCCAGGCATTCCCGACCTTCTTGGATATAATAAAAATCATAAATTTTTTACGTTGGAATTGAAGTGGACAAAAGTGGACAAAGTCCGACTTTCCCCGTTCCAAGTTGCCTTTCACAAAAAGCACCCCGAGGGGTCCTTTATCCTCGTTTCACGATCCGCGAACCGTGGCACAGGAACAACAGTGTTGCAAAAAAGCAACAGTGGGGGGCTTGCGCGCGGGCGGGCCCACCCGGAAAATTTTGTGTTGCAAAAAAGAAACACGGTGCCCGTTTCGGGTCGCAGGGATCGTGGGGGGCTTGAGCGCGGGCGGGCCCACCCTATTTTTTTATATAAAGGTTCCCAGGTCCTGGACCTAGTTGATCTGGGATTAAAGTTGCAGCCGATAGCTGCCGGATTAGAGAGCTGTATCGCTGTGCTTGAAAGCTATAAATAAATAAAAAATAAAAAGGGCTCGCAGCTAACGCTGCGAGCCCTGGGTGGAAAAATGACGGCCAAGTCTAGAAGTATCCAGTAATTGCTTACTTCAAGCGACTAGTCATGTATGGACTTGACCCCAGATCCATTGACAGTAATACCAATTCCGGTTGCCAATGGATCAGGGCTCAAGGCTCGGGGGCAGCTAGCCCCCGAACTTTTAATTATTTTTTACGCCACTTTTGATCTTGGTTAAAACGATTATTAAACCTAATCGCCTCATCCGTTCCCCGTATCCCGTTGTATGCTACAACTATAAATGCTCCTATTCCTCCAAGTATTATAAGCTGTAACTCAATCGGTGCTTCTAAAAATATTTCGATCATAGTTTTATCTCACTAATGTTATCTAATATTCTCCCTAGATTTTTTAACTGATCAAGGGCTTCCTTTTTCCCTTCCTCATTTAAACTCGAGTAGATCGTTGCAAACATCGGGAGAGTATGTTCCCATCTTTCCTTAATGCTTACTGTGTCTTTTTCTTTCTTCATTTTTCCTCCATTGTTTTCTAGGATTTTACGAAATTAAAAAAGAGATTGCAAGAGCTATTATCCCCGTTCCTCGGTGCGGGGATCGGGGTACCATATATTGTGTCAAGGATTATCTAGGACACTATGACCGTTATGGGTCGCGGGGGCTTGAGTGTGGGCGGGCCCACCCAATGGATCCTAAAGGGTTTGGAAATGCAATTCTAATTAAGACCCCCCACCCCCCTAAAAGGTAGTAGGGGTCCCAAGACATACCCTATATAGCATAATTCACATAATCATGGTAAGGATGAAAACAATTACGATATGAAAAACGACGAAAAAAATTCTACAGAAAATTTTAATTTGACTTTGACCGAAGAGCAGGAATACGTCAAAGCAAAGAAAAATGTAACTCTATACAATTTTAGAAAAGAACTTGAGTCTGACTTTTTGAGGTTTGTCAAATACATGTGGCCTGATTTTATCGAAGGTCGTCACCACAAAGATATGGCTGAGATGTTCAACGCTTTGGCTGATGACAAGGTGGATAGATTAATCATCAATATGCCACCAAGACATACAAAATCTGAGTTCGCGTCTTACTTCTTGCCCGCTTGGATGATAGCAAAGAATCCAAAACTAAAAATTATTCAAACGACCCACACCGCGGATCTAGCTGTAGACTTTGGACGTAAAGTAAAACACTTGCTCGACGATCCCTTGTACTCGGACCTTTTTCCCACAAGACTGATGGAAGACTCGCAGGCTGCAGGAAAATGGAAAACGGAACAGGGCGGAGAATACTTTGCTGCTGGTACAGGCGGAGCGATCACAGGACGTGGTGCTGATTTATTAATCATCGATGACCCGCACAAAGAACAAGATTTAAGAAAAGATGGTAAGTCTTTTGAAAAAGCATGGGACTGGTATTTATCTGGTCCAAGACAACGTTTGCAACCTGGCGGAAAGATTGTTGTGGTTATGACACGTTGGTCTACCAAAGATATTACAGGTCAATTACTCAGAGCCCAGATGGCAGACGATGCCGATCAATGGAAGGTAATTAAGTTTCCAGCGATCATGCCATCAGGTAGAGCGTGTTGGCCTGAATTTTGGAAACTAAAAGAACTGCAAAAGACTCAGGCAACGCTGACCCCGTCTAGATGGAATGCTCAATATATGCAAGAGCCAACATCGGATGAAGGTGCTTTGATCAAACGAGAGTGGTGGCAGGACTGGGATTCAAGAACCTTGCCTTCACCAAGTTTTGTTTTACAAAGTTACGATACAGCTTTTCTAAAATCTAACACGGCCGATTATTCTGCGGTTACAACATGGGGAGTCTTTGAATCTGAAGACAACGGACAGCAGTGTATCTTAATGCACGCAGAAAAATCCCGGTTCGAGTTCCCTGAACTAAGGCGAAGGGCTCACGAACTTTATCTGCAGTACAGACCTGATATGGTTATCATCGAAGCCAAAGCTTCGGGTCTGCCACTCGTGGCTGAACTTAGACGAATGGGAATACCAGTAACTACCTTTACACCGTCGCGAGGAAATGATAAGTTTGCGAGAGTTAACTCAGTTTCACCTCTCTTTGAGGACGGAAGAATATGGGCGCCCTTTCATGAGATGTATGCTCAAGAGGTGATAGAAGAATGTGCTGCGTTTCCACACGGCGATCACGATGACTATGTGGATTCGGTAACACAAGCGATAATGAGATTACGTGGAGGTTATTTCATTGCGCATAGAGAAGACGAAAAGTTAGAACCGATTAACAGAGGTAATTTAGAATATTATGGCTAGTTTCGCATTTGGAAGAACGTTATTAAATTTAGCATCAAGGTTAGGTCTTAAACCAGCTGACTTAACTAAGGTTGATGACATCACGTTTATTGGAACGGGGAACAAGGGCCTATTAACAAATACAAAGTTAGCTCCTAATGTAATTAATAGTAACAAAGTTTTTAAAAGTAACTTAGATTTAACGGATGACACATTTATGAATCTAAGGAGCAGTGTTAGTTTATTTAACAAAGGTAAATTAAATCCAATCGAAGAAAGAATTTTAATGGATAATATTTCAGATCTTGTTCGATTTAAAGAAACAGGATCAGTCTTAAAAAAAGGTGGTATCATTACTACTGAGTCTTTTAGAGATCTATACAGAAGAGGAGCCCCAGGTTCAGAATTTAAGAAACTAGGACAAAGACTTGCTAAACAAAAGAAAAACAGATTTCCAGGTAATGTAACACCTGAAGTTAAATCAGCATTAAAAGATATAGATAATCAAATCGTGGCAAGTGGTCAGATTACAATGAAAGATTTTGCTAAGTTATCTGAGATAGAAAAAAACAGGATCAGAAGAATTTTTGACCCTGAGCTTGAAGCAAAGTTTCCATTTCTTAAATTTGCAGGAGGAGGACGTGTTGGTTTTTCAGAAGGAACACCAGATCCAGCTGACCTTCAAGATTTTTCTTTAGGAAAAGACGCTGAAGATTTTTTAGAGTTCTTAAGATTAAAAGAAAGATTCAATAAACAAATGCAACAAGAAAATATTCTTGAAGAGTTTATGAAATTTCAATCAAGAAACCAGCCCATAGAAGCCGCAAAAGGTGGTTTGGCTAAAATCTTGGAGGTATAATGGAATTTATAGAAATATTAGAAAAAATAGAGAAACAAGGTAAGTTAAAAAAGTATGATCCGTTAGATAAAAGCACTTATCCCTCGGACCCTGAGCAACGTAAAATTTTACTTTCAGAGCCACAAAAAGAGACAGCTACAGAGATCTTAGCATTAGATGATTAAACGATTAACTAGAACGGTCCCTCCTAAATCAGGGCCCACGCCTCAAGGCTTGAATATTCAACATAATACTGTTAAGACTGTGGGATTGGAGAATTTAAATGGCAGACGACAATATAGACAAAGCGCTACCCAACGTAGAGCAAACAATAGAATTACCAAGTGAAGAAGAATTAGTCGAAGCGGCTCAGTCCGAAGAAGACAAAGTTCCGAATCCAGAAAACACTGAAATCGTACAAGGCGAAGACGGTAGTGTAGAAATTAATTTTGATCCCGCAGCCGCGAGTCCTGAGCAAGGTGGCGACCATTATGCAAACCTAGCAGAATTATTACCCGACGATATCTTAGCTGACATGGGATCTGAGTTATTTGACAACTACACACAATACAAAACATCAAGAAAAGATTGGGAAGATGGTTATACAAAAGGTTTAGATCTTTTAGGATTTAAATACGAGATTCGAACACAACCTTTCCAAGGTGCAAGTGGTGCTACACATCCTGTGTTGGCTGAAGCTATTACACAATTTCAAGCACAAGCGTATAAAGAATTATTACCCGCTAACGGTCCTGTAAGAACACAGACGATTGGTAAGACGGATCGTGCAAGACAGGATCAGTCACAAAGGGTTAAAGATTTTATGAATTATCAGATCATGGATAAGATGAAAGAATACGAACCAGAGTTTGATCAAATGTTGTTCTATCTCCCCCTATCAGGTTCAGCTTTCAAAAAAGTTTATTACGATGAACTCTTAGG